TATCATCCAACAATGTGTTGTTATCGATAGGACTAGACTTAGCTTCTTGTTGGGCTTTTAGTGCCTCAAGACGCTCAGTGCGACGAGATTTGAACAAGTCTGGGGACTTACTAGCTTCCTCAGTTTGCTCGTAAGGAGTCTCAATGGCGCTAGACTTAGCTTCTTGTTCCCTCATTAACCGTAACAAGCCAGCATTACCCTGACGCTTGTGAGTATCACGTATCAACTCACGATCTACACCAAGAGCATCGAGTTGGTTAGCTAGGTCACGAGTGGAGCCAGGACGAGGGAGATCACTCTCTTGAATCCCACCCTCCACCAAGGTCTGTCGATTAGACTTTACTTCATCAAGAGTAGAAGGTACGGCACTTGAGGGAGTAGGCCTCTGTACCGGCCCAGGAGTATTACTAGGAGAGTCTACCTCGAAACGTTCATGTGGGGCTAACCCAGAACCATCGTCTTCAGAGATGAATCCCTGGTCACGGAAGTATTTGTCTTGTAAGGCTTGTTGGCGGGTTTCCTCTTCAAACAACTGTTGCATTACTCGTTCACGTTCGGCAATATCAGCATCCATTGTAGCTTCACGGGATCGCTGGATGTGTGGAGGGATAAGACTAGGCTCTACCCTACCTTTCGGTACTGTCGTATCACCAGTAGTCCCAACTATCTTGTTGAGAAGAGCACGAACGAGACTTGATTTGCTTGCCATAACTATAACGCCGTAAATGTGAACGACTGCGGAATAGTCGTAACTGGATCAAGTGAGATCGGAGCCTTATCAGCCTTCCGCTTCAACTGTTTCACTCGACTTTCGAACAGCAATTGGAACTTCTGTGTCTGTGCTGGATTGGTTCCATCGTCCTCACAGTAGTCAAACGCTGCCCCAAGGATCAAGGCTTGATCATCGAAGTTGATTGTATCCTCTGGTGTGAATGTATCAGGCTTGGTACGGACACGACTAATGATGTTACCAGTCGCTGCCTTGGGCCAAATCTGGAACACCCGTGACGTAACATTGTCGTCCAAAGGACCAAGTTGCTCATAGCTGATAGGAGTAGTACCAGCCAATTCAAATGGATTAACTGTACTAGCAGATAGCAATGTCAATGGAGTATTGGAGTTCTCTGGATAGATGATCTGAATGTCATCGATATCCTTAACAAGATCGGTAATGTCAGTAGTGATAATGCCTAAAGTCTCATCAAGTGTCCACGTATTCCATGAGCAGAATTGCGGCCAAAAGCGTTCTGCAAACAGCACATCGAACTTATGCTGGATCATCTCTCCCAAGACATCCTCAGCGTAAGTCTGGACGCCAGTACCGGCGACCATCGATATGCGACTAGCTGTACGCGCAACTAACTGTGATAGTGTAGCCATATCTATGTCCTAGTCTAATGACCGGGCTAGAAAAGGGAATGTAAACTAGCCCGGTCACAGACTTGCAGCACTAGCCCTTAAACTGAGCAGTGCCGTGCAGGTTCGAGGTGTTACAAGTGTAACGAACCTCGTAGGACACAGAGCCATCACACGCTGTAAACGGCTGAATGGTCCCACGCTGATCGTTAGTCGTTGCGGTTGCAGTCGCCGTGGTGTCACCAACAGTGAACACTACAGGGTGAATGGTTACGACACCAGTAATGGCACCAGCAGTAGGAGTTCCATCGAAGATCAATTCGATGTCATCATACTGAGCGACCTTACTGGTATCAGCCTCAATATCGGTGGGGGCTGAACTGTCCTGAGCACCAACCGCAGTAGCAGTAGCGATAACGTGCGACAATCCAACGATTTCAGTCCCACCAAGCTCGACGGTTGTGGTATTGGCCCCGGAAGTCAACACGGTAGCAGTCGTATCAAGTCCCTGCACATAGCCACTGATTGGTGAGGTCAGGAACATATTCGTTCCAGCCGCATAGTCAGTTCCATTCACGAAGAACGGAATACCAACTGGATCAACCGGCATACGAGCATTATCTTCCGTCAGAGACAGGAGATGTTCCGCCATGTACGGAAGACCGAGCTTGTCAGTCCAACCAAGATCGAACGTGTCGGAGGCAGCACCAGCAGCTACGGCAACAGTATCGACGTACTTAAACGCCTTGTTGCCGTAGATAAGGAGCGTACCACTCAACGTCATGTTCTCTACCATGATCTGACCGAGATAGTCACGGCCAGTAATGGTAACGACATGGTCCGAACCGGCAGTACCTTGGGCAATCAGGCAACGACCGTAAGTCGCATCCATCTTACCGGCAGTAGAGGTCAAACTAGTCGAACTACCGTCGAAGGTAGTCGCCCAATCTGCACTAGTGAACGACGTAGCGGAGTTAGTAGCAGAGGCATCATCCAAGATACCATCTGCATCGTCAGCCGCAGGAGCTCCGAGACTGGCAATGTGAACACCATCCACAACATCCGCAGCAAATTCCATTACAGGAACGTACTGAGAGATAGTCCGCGGATAGTGGGTTTGAACAACTTTCGTCATGTTCTATTCTCCACTTGCTTTTTGTTGTGATCCTTTTCTCCGACCACGCGCTATTACCTGATCTGCCTTCGCTTTGAGGGCACCATGTTGAACCATGCCGACCTCATCGCCACTATCCATGTCGATAAGAGCGGCTGGTTTGTCAAAGCCCTGCTCTTTCAATTCGGCTTCAGAGAGACGAATGGACGATCCACTAGGAAAGTAGACCATGTATCCAGCAGGAACCTCAACTTCTTCGTAGTCAAACCCGCCTTCCTTACGGACTGAGGCGATAGTCTTCATACGAGTACCTTCAAGTTCATGTACCTCGTAGCGAGGCTTGATGTTCTGAGCCATTCCCTTTACTCCTTTTCAGAACTCTATGCGTTGATCAGGTATGCGTGGGTACGGAACGACTTCCACAAGCACCACTGACCCTGCCAGACAATACGTTTGCCTTGCGCGTCAATAGTCCAAGGAGCAACAAGATCCTTGATCTTCATGTTGACATGCTTGAGAATGTGGAGACGCAGGTACTTACTGTTGATGAAGTACGAGACGTTAACCGGGCAATCTTCATCATACAGCATCGGAATCGCCTGATGCTTCACACCAGCAAAGCCCAAGTCCATCATCTTCTTACCAGAGTTAGACTCTGACAGGTTGATGACGACCTTATCACGGACAGCAGTGCGATAGTGCCGATAGATGTTGCGACCGACAAGGATCACATCGGGCTTATCACCCTTGAGAGTGAGATCGAGGAGAATGTCGTCAAACGCTTCCTCGATGTTGGTGCTATCAAGGTTGCCATTGAAGTCATAAGCGGAAGTCCGCCACTGAGTTTCATTAGCACGGTTGATATCACCGACCGTCCCCGTAGTAGGATCAGCGGGAATGAGCAAAGCCAAACCCTGCGGATCAGTTCCAGAACCACTAGCATAGAGGTAACTGGAGAACTTCTCCTTGATACTCTCTTCGAGAACGTCCATCTTCGCCTTCATCAACTTGAAGATGGCGCTGTCACCCTGGTTCTCGTCCTCTTCCTGATCGGAGATCACGACGGAACCGGCAACACGAGCCCAGTTGTAGGTTACAGTATCGAACTCACTGGTCTGCGCGATGGGCAGTTCATCGTAATACTCATAGGAAGAGATGTTGGGGTTGCGACCAAGAGTCAACGGGTTCGTGATCTCATGGCCGCCATTCTCAAACTCGACACGGTTATTCGCAAAGGCCCAAGCCATGAGAGCATTAGACTTGATAGAAGCCAGGATCAGCTTCTTACGCGACTTAGTGAGTGTCGAGTTGAGAACAGTGGCAATAGGCGTTGAAGCCATGTTCTAACTCCTGTGTTTAGGTGACCCCTGCTTCCTTCATCGACTCACGAATGATGTTGTCGTATGATTCAGAGGGATCAGCCACGATTGGCGTATTTGTTACGTTCGCATCGTCAGTTCCACCAGAGGGTAACTGAGTAGCATCACTGGTTTCATCTGCCCTCTTGTTTTTCTGCGCTTGTGCAGCTCTGGCATATGTCTCCAGGGGAACGTTCCAATCAAGGCCCTTTTCTGCGTAGAATGCCTTGAGTTTGAAATACGCGGTATCGGGAGTTAGACTATTGTCTGTTTCGATTAACCGGGCTAGAGAGTTCTCGTGAATCGCGGCATCTGGATACTTCGCTGAGAATGCGTTGTAGGTATAAAGTGCCTCTTGTTCACGGTTCTGTGTGTCAAGTCTGTCTTGACGCTCCTGCACGAATGGCGCGAGGGCCGTTTCGAGCATTTGCTTGATGGCGGCAGAGTCAGTCGTGCCGCCGATTCCGTCTATATTATGACCTGCTGCCTGGGTCTGTGTCAAGAGGTATTTCACAGTATCGGCAGGGTTTTCTTTGAACGCAGCCATTATTTGAGCGCCGGTTGTCAACTCATCTGGCGTTAGATTGAACTGAGTCCCTAGATTACCGGCACCAGCAATGGCTTTCGATTCACCTTCAAGCTGAGTGACACGATTAGTTAGCGTCGTGTTTTCTTGCTTGAGTCTTTGCGCTGTTTCGTAGTGACGCCTTTCCGGGCCACCTTTGGCGATGATGTTTCCTTGACGGTCAATGAGGTCTTTGGGACCAGGAGTTTGTTGTGTTCCTTGCTTAGTTCCAGTGCTTTGGTCACCACTTTGTCTACTGGCTTCCTTGTCACTCGTTGTTGAAGCATCCGTAGTCGCTTCTGTCGTACTCGCCTTATCACCGTCAGTAGCTTGTTCACCGGGTGTCCCCTCACCAATGTTCTCTAGGATTTGCTGATCCGTAGTGAGTTCGGTGGGTTCTGTATTAGTATCCGTCATTGTATTCCCCTTATTGGATTGATTGGCCCTGAGATGTCTGCTTTAGAGCCTCTTGCATCACCTGCTTTGGATCTGCTCCTGATTGGATAGCTTGCGCCATTTGTTGCTTAACATCAGGAGGTAACTGAGCCAAGATCTTTTGCAACTGGTCAGGACTCTGTGCTGCTACATTGGGAGGCTGTTGGGTTGGTCCTTGTGGTTGGGCAGGTCCACCTTGCTGTTGCTGTTGACCTTGTTCGATAGACTGGAGAATAGTGTCCCAGTCCTCTTCACGAATGACAACTTCGTCAAACGCTTCCTGCATCACCTCCAGCATGATCTTCACCACTGCTGGAGATGCATTAGCGAATTGGCCTAGTACTTGGCCGAGTTCGATTGCCTCTTCTTTCTTTGCCGCAGAAGTCGGCTTTTTCGTGCTACCTCCCACGACCTGGACGTTGAAGGTTTCCCTGATCTCGTCTGGGTCCATGTTGCGCCAATGTTCTTGCGCTTCTTCTCCAACGAGCGCGACAACCTCTTCGACGGGCATATGTTGCAAGCATAGTTGAGCCACTGCCCAATAGATCGCACCAAGCCAATCTTCAATCTGGTCAGACTTTTCATCAATACGCATTGAAGCTGCTGAGACATTAGCCCTTACTGCGTCCTTGTTAGTGTTGGTCTTAAACTGGGCACCTCTCAGCACCTCACCAACACTGGAGATACGGTCAATTGCACGATACTTAGACTCCTTATCGAACAACTCACGGAACTGCATTGACGGAGGAACTACAGAGCCGATAATGTCCTGTAGCTTCATACCTTCAGGGATATTGACTCCCCTGGCAGTTCCATCATCGCCATTCAGTACCAACTCAGCATCTTCACGTTCAATGAGATTGCTATTGAAGAAGACGTTACGTCTTGCCCATCTCCGAGCGCGACGTTCTTCATCTGTCATCTCATTGATAGCATCTTGCTGATCGAGATAGTAAGTGACTTCACCTTTCGTTAGAGGCCCATCAGGGCTCTCAAAGAAGGACAGTGGAAAGAATGGGAAGAATGTATCCAAACGCAGAGGATCATCCCATACCCAGATAGGCCAGGACCAATCAGCATGGTTATACAGGATAACACGACGAGTAACCTTATCCCATACGAATGCGACCCTAGTCATCTTAGCACGGTCGAATGACTCCTGGTCATCGAAGCCAAATTGCTTTG